CTATACAGGCCGTGCCGGCCATACCTGGTTGCTATAATCGATTGCAGCCGGCAGGTCTCTTAAGTTCTGCTTATATGTTTTCCACACCTGTTTTGCCTCGGTCGTCATGGATTCCCACTTTTCTGCGTTGCAATAGACCGTATCGGTCTCATTCAATAAACCGTTCCGGCGGGGCCTGATCTCGCCGTTCAGCCAGCTTTCCCGGTCCAGAACGAACTGTGTTCCCGACCAGACATGGTAAACCGATGGCCGTGGATCATAATCCGTATCCGTCGGTTTCGGAGAAATACCCAGGTCGTTTATGGTGTACTTCGTGCCGTCCTTCTTCCACCAGGTCGATCTACGATAATCCGCGACAAGAATCCATGTCCCGTCCTGAAATACCGCTGCCTGGTTGCTCCCGATGGCAGGCGGTTTTAACCGGGCAGAGAATGGAGGCTGTAAGAAAGATCCAGGTTCAAGGGGATCAGGGTTTGCATTGCTCTCCCCAGTATATTCTTTGGTTTCAGGATCATAATGGTATATCTTCATGGGACCCTCCATATCCTCTAATATTTAATGCAAAACATGACATTGATATTTATGGGCCTGGTTTCATTGCCGCCGTATGAGCCGGTGCTCGCACTCCCGCTCGGGACATTGTAGGCCACACCGCCCGAGGTGAGTCCCACCGAGGTATAACTGTACACGGTATGCACATGGGCCTGAACCTCATATCCTTGTTTTGATCCGACAACATCCCCGCCGGTCCCGTCGCCCCTGTTGGTGCGCGATGCCCTGTCAGGATCTGTCGTCTGCCCGTGTGCCCACCCGCGCAGGAACCTGCCCCGCAGATCGGGAAGCAAGAATTGATTATGGAATGTATTTGTCCCGGACCCGTTGTCGGATATGGCCACTGCCGCACCACCTTTGGAGGCCGATACCTGGAAGGTGTTCGTCGTCGCGTTGACGACGTAATATTTCGTGTTGGCCGAGATGCCTGTGGGCAAGGTCCCGCCGCTGTTCTTTACCTCCAGGACATTATCGTTGCTCAGACCGTGAGCGCTGGCGGTGAATGTTTCAGTCGTATTGTCGGCCGTGAAGGTTGTCCCTGTGTTCAGGCCATAGTCGTTTGCAATGACGTCATAGAGCGTCTCATATGTCGTCATCGAGATCGCCGACCCGTCGCATTCGAGATAACCCACCGGGGCCGTTGAACCCATGAACGCAATAACGGCACCCGGGGGCGCCCCGGATGCTGACGACATATTGTAAAAGGTCGAGCCGTTGTCGCTGTACTGCCATTTTGATACCGTGTTGCTGTAGCGGATCTCCGGCTTTGAGGTCGAACTGTTGTTGGCAATCAACCTGATGTCCGAAGCGGTACCATCGCCGATACGCAAGGCGTTGACATCGATCCTGGCCTGGACCGTCCAGGCGGGAGAACCTTCCGTTCCCGTATTCTTGAGGACCTCGAAGTTGCCGCCATCGGAGCGGATTCCCCACTCTTCCCCTGATGCCCCGGAGTCCTTGAGGCGAAGCAGGAGCGCATCTCCCTTGAGCTTCTGTGATGCGGTAAAATCGTTCTGGACAGAAAGCGACGCCAGGCCAAGGTAGATCTCGGAGAGCTTACCGACAACGATCCAGCCGCTGTTCGCCGCGTTGCGGATCTTGAGCTGGTCGTTGCCGGTATCGGCCCACAACTGAAATGCATACGTCGTCGATGGCGCGGTAGCTCCTGATGATAGCGACGCGAGGGCCTGAAGCGAGGCGTTGACGGCGGCACGGAACGTAACGCCGGTGTTGGCATCGGCCGTGGTGATCTCAAAATCATGCTGGGCCGCTTTTGCGATGAACGGATTGAACAGCACCGCCGCCATGAGCAGCCAGGTCAAGTAACATTTGAACCTTTTCATAAATACCTCCTTTTAGTATCCCTTTGATTCCCAGTCGATGACGCGCGAAACTGTGCTTCCCGCGTTTTTTATATAGATAGTGAATCCTGTTGTGCTTACGCTGCTGAGCTCATAATAGTCCCCGTCCAGTGCTGACTGGATGGTGATCCGCACGAGCGGTTTCGCAATATAGGACCGGGCGAAAGCGACGCTGAGTCCTCCCACCGGGACCGTGACATCCTGGCCCCGTTCGGACCGGTCAGGCATGTCGACGATAAAATGGATCTTCGAGATCTCCACGTACTGCGTAGGTTTATTGGTGTATACATGGACCCTCATCCTGAACTTTCTCGCCGTGTAATCCCCTATCATGAAATTCTGCCAGTCTCCCCAGTCAACACCGTTCTGCGACAGCGCGATCTGCGTCTGGATGCCCACCCCGGAAAGGTCCCCGTCGAGATCGCTGACCGCGTCGAAATCCAAAATGCTGTTGAACAGATACTGCGTGTCCACACCGACGAATTCCACGATGGCGCTGCACCGGGCGGTCTGGACGCTGCCGAGGTTGACCTCCGGTGTCTCATAATATCCGTCTGGCCAGAACGCCATGTCGAGCGAGTCTATGTTCTGAACGGCGTCCAGATCGGCGATACCGTCGAAAGAACCTTGAGATTCGAGGACAAGCTTGCCACCGACGGCCGCCATGTGGGTCTTAGCGCCAGCGAAGGCAGGCTCCTCGATGAGTTCGGCCTGGACGTTCCACGCGAGGATCGTCGGGATATCGGTTATGACGGATATGGCGGAGGCGCTCTCATTGCCGCTCGTGTCCACCGCCTTGAGCAGATACTTTCCACTCCTTGCCGCGGGCAGCGTGATCGACGTGCTGTAGATCTTTGCCACGTCCATGGCACCCGTCCATGCCCCGCTCGTTGAGGGATGATATCGCAGCAGGTAGTAGTCTATATCGACATCAGGTATCGCGGTCCAGTCGAGGCGCAGCCCGCCGATCGCCGGGGACGCCCAGATATCCGCCACGTTCGACGGCGGGGCGGTCTTGCCGAGCGGCCTGATCTCTGCCTGCGGGGCAGCGGGGATGGTCATCTTGCCGCCTGCGGTATTGACCGTCACGATCGCAATCTTGTAGCTTGACAGGGCGATACAGGGCAGCAGATAAGATGTTCCCCAGGTGGAACTGGCGAACTGCCAACCGGAATTGTCCCGGTTGTAATAGATCTCCGCGTGGTCGTACATGTTGTTCGACGGACGAGAAAAGGATATCTCGATCATCTCGTCGATGGTGCCGTCCACTCTCTTCGTGAGCCGGTCCTTGACGGACAGATTGAGGACTGGTGGCAATACGTCAATCGCCGAATAGTCAGGCGTCGGGAGCACGGGTTGCTGGGAGTCCAGGTTCCACAGCGAAGCATTGTATTCAAGGCAGGTGAGCTTGAACCGGTGGTCCATGTCGGGCTGGACGGACAGGATCCTAAAGGGCTTCGTCACCTTGCCGATTTCACCGTATGAGTAGCTGTCGTATTTCTCGGGGATGTGGCCGGTCTCGAAAGGCGAGGACACGACCACCACCGCCCCGGCGACGGACTGGACCTGCCGGTAGACGCGCTCGTCGCTTTTTAGCCAGATTATGATCCCATAGGTCTTCCCCGCCTCAATAGCGACGTCCCTGTCGAGGACAACCGTATCGTTCCCGGAGACACCGGAGATGCGGCCCGAGAACCCCCACTGGGGAACGTCGTGGCTGATGTTGACGACCTGCCCGATGCGGCACTCGATTGCAGAGACTGGCAGGCTCACCGATACGGTGTTCGTGAGCAGCTCGTTCGCCTTGAGCCTCATCATCCCGTCCCTCCAGGCCTGGGACGCCCTGATCACCCCGAACATGTCCATGTTCAGCGGTGCCTGGTTGGTGACAAGGTTCGGGTTTATCACCTGCAGGGGCTCCCTGGCAAAATCGTTGTCCTTGTTGAGGATCTCGACGGTAAGTTCCGTGGGCCGCTCCTCGGTCGACGACCAGTGCTCCTGGAACGAGTCCTTCAATATGCTTCCCATGCCGACCAGAAAACCGCTCTCCGGGGATGCCTCGGGCTTGTTGATCGCAAGGGTTATCCTGGTCCCCGAGTAATAAGGTACCGCGCGGCCGATGCGGTAGACCTTCAAAAGCGAGTCCCATACCGTTGAGGCATGATCGAAGACGCCGTCGAACTGGCACAGTTCTTCCGTACCCCCGGAACCATCGGGAACAGAGGCGGCGTTATACCCGGCGAGGTCGAGGTGCGCGTCGGTGTCCACCCTGGCGGGCATCAGGCCGTCGTACCGGACGGGGCTGCCGTTGTTATCGAGGACGGGCCTGGTGAGAATGTCATACCCTATCCACGCCGGTTTGCGTGAATAGGCGGTCTGCCATACCAATCCATCCAGTGTCGCCCTGACCAGCGCACCGTCGCAGTAGCAACTGAAGCGGATCGATCCGGAGATCTGCCCGGTGGCCAGAGCCTTGATGCCCACCAGAACCATCCTGGGATACTCAAAATCATCCGTGTAGATCTCCTGGACCGATGTGAGGTAACAGTCGTCGCCGTACCGGGAGGATGCCCTGTCAGGGGTCATGTTTGTCACCCGGATGTCGTACTTTCCGGGATCGAGGTTGTTTACCCTGAAGGTCCTCCTGATCACCGTGCTCTGTGCCCCGGTTACGGTCACGTAGTTGACGGTGGTGTACACGGTCCGGGAATATTCCTGGGAGATCCAGTGCCAGATAAGCTCGTATATGCAGTCCCCCACCGGGACATTGCCCGCCGATTGCCCCTCATAATGATCTGCGGGGTTTGTGCTGCCCGTGGAGTATTCGTACCATGTCGGCCCCGCTTCACCATCGAACCAGCGGCCCAGGCTCCATCTCCCCCCGAAATATGTCTCCTTTGTTGCAATCACCTGCTGGGTTATGGGCACCCATGTGGCGGTCCCCTGCTTTTTGATCTCAACGCCGAGGTTGATGCTTATTGCATCGAGGCCGCCCAGGTCGTTCGCATACCAGAGGCCCGACGGGAAGGATATGACGACCTCCAGCCCGTTGAAATCGTCATCGACGGTCGTGTAGGTGACCGGGGATCCGTAGGCGACCTTTACCGGGGAGATGGCGTATTCCTTCTTTGTGTCGTTGAAATTCGGTATCGGCGTCTGGTCGAGATGCCCCAGGCGTGTGTGGATCTCGACGCCGGCGAAGTTCTCGACGGGCTGATCGTTGATCTTGAAGTTGTAGAGCCTCGAAACGGGTCCCACCCCGAGGCAGATGAGGACGTTGAGGTACTGGGTGTCGTTGATATTGTCGATATGCCAGTTGACGACGTTGCCGTAGAGCTTGTTGAGGCCGTAAGGCCGCGGGATCGCGGTACCCTGCTGCTGCGTCGTCGCCGGCGACCAGGAATAGGACTGTGAGGTGTCGTAGCCGGTCAGGTCCTGCGTGGCCACGTCAGGCGCCTTGACCATCGAGGAGACGATGACCCCGCCGATGATGGAAACGGCAGCGGCGCCGGCGATCGCTCCGATCCCTCCCGCTTCAAATGCCGCACCGAGCGCCGGGGCCAGGGTCCCGCTGCTGACGACCGTCGCTATGATAGCGAAGATGACGCCGATGACCATGGGAATGATATCATCGTCTCCGACGTACGGGACGGCGATCACCTGGTCCCCCGGGGACAGCCATATCGCCAGCAGGTCCTCTTTCCTGACGGGGACCCCGTTCACAACAAACGCGAAGGGCACGATCTCCGGAAGCTGCGAGCGACGGACATCCTCAAGGGACGCCTCCCACATCCACCGGCCGGGCTCAAGTTCGATCACCCTCGGTTGTGTATACCGGAAAGGACTCCTGAATTCCTTGATCGTCACCGGATCCAACGGTAGAACCCCCTGACGCGAGGCTTCCAGAAGAGATCGCTGAGCCTGGATATGATGACGTTGTGCCTGCGGCGGATATGGATGAACCTGCGGCAGTCCTCGAGAACCGTCCCGACGTGGGTCTCGTAGCCGGGTATCAGGGAGAACCCCGCCAGGCAGTACGGCTCCGGCCTGCCAAGCTCGAGGATACGGTCCTTGTTACCGGTGATAAGCCCGTTCAGGCATGTCACGTCGAGGTCATCACCGTAGGTAAAATCGGGCAGTTCCACCCCCAGCCTGCGGGCCGCCTCCATGGCCAGGCCCCAGCAGTCGAAACTGTCCGGGCCGCGGCCATGCGGCCTGAAGGGTTTGCCGATGAGGTCCCTTACATCGAGGATATCAGACAATCCTCACCCCCGAGTTCGCAAGGCCGATGAAGGCCCCGAAGCGCCGTGAATTGCCCTTGAGCCTGCAGTCCGCAAGGGTGTGCTTGCAACTTGCCGTGCCGGCGCTGTACTGCAGGCCCGCCGACCAGGACCCGGCGCTGCCGCCTGGCACCTGGCGGTTCTTGCGCCTCCAGACCTGCATCCAGTTCTTGCCGGTGAGCGGCCGGTTATCGGGTGTCGACACATGGGTGACATAGCAGATATAGTCGTTGCCGTCGTCGCCCTTCACCGCCGCCGCGGTGGGATCGTTGTAATAGCATTCGTGCCACCGGAACTTGTGTGCGCAGTAGTTTGCCAGGTACCGGTAAAGCGGGAAGAGGTCCCGGAACAGGTTCCTGCCGCCGCAGCGCCAGGTGATCCAGGTGTAATCGGAGAACGCCTCCAGGACCTTGAGCTCCGTCTCGAGATCGACGTAGTTCTCCGCAAGATAGGCAGCGTTGACGATCCTCATGAGGATGAGCGAGTCCGTCATGCCTTTGGTTTCCTGGAGCGTCTTTTCGAGCACCCTCGACGTGTTGTTGACCTTTATGTTCCACGAGGGGACCGCTCCCTCCGAATTTATCTCCGGCAGCTCGATCTGGAAGGGAAAGCGAGTATAGATCCGTCCCTGGAAGGTGATGTTCTCGTTGTTGTGCACGAAATAGAAGGTGGCGCCCGCCGGCGTTGTCACATCGAGCAGGAAAAGCCATGGATAGATCGAGGAGATCTCGTTCTTCGCGTACTTGAGGACGCTGGGAAGGGACATCTATGCCTCCTCGAAATCAAATTCTGCAGACCAGAGGCCGGGGACGCCCTTGTAGGGCTTAAACTCGATCGGGGCGGCAAGACGGCCATCGACGGAGGCGCCCGTGAAGGGATTTGTCCAGGCGATCATCCCCGCGCCGACGTGGACCTCGTTCTCGAGGGATTCGAGGGATGCCTTTTCTGCGGCGGACAGCGGCTCGTATTTGAGGTGGAACTTCTTCGGCGTTGTCCTGGTAAAGCGCACGCCCGTGACCGTGTAGCCGCCGTCGGTCTTCAGCCGGATCGTGGGGTCATCGGCCTTGGACTCCCTCCAGTCCGTGATCGTCGGGTTCACACCCAGTGTGGGGAAGGTCGCCATTTATGCCCCCCTGACCCCGAAAGCGTTTCTGACCGCCGGGTCCGTGCCGGCAAGCTCGAGCATGATGGTGCGGATCTGCTGGCGTTTGTCTGTCTTCGGTGCGAGTTCCCTGGCATTGAAGGGTATGCCGGTCTTATTGTCGATATTGACGACCACGTTCGGCTGGCCGCCTTCGGCGACCCTGGCCACCCGGTTCAGCCAGCTGTTCTGCTCCTC